ACTGTGAGTTCCTCGGATCGACCAATACCCTCATCCATCCTAACATATTGTCTAAGCTCGTATTCAATACGCCGTTCCGGGAACAACACGGCGTCAAGATATACAAAGAACCTATCAAAGATCATGTATATTCTATAACTGTTGATGTATCAGAAGGTCTCGGCCAAGATAGCTCATCATTTGTCGTAGTAGATTGTAGCACGATACCGTATGAGCTAGTCGCAACATATAAAGATGCAAATATTTCTCAATTATTATTCCCTACGCTTCTTGCTAGCATCGGGAGGTATTATAATGAAGCTTCTATCCTAGTCGAAGTCAATATAGGATCTCAGGTCGTCAATATCCTACATCAAGATCTCGAGTATGAGAATGTCGTGATGACTAAGATGAGCGGGCGTAAAGGCACTGTGATCGGCGGAGCTGGGAATCAGAACAGGTTAGGCATCAAGACGACTAAGGTCACGAAGCGGATAGGATGCTCGAATCTCAAGTCTATCATCGAAGGTGATAAGATATTTCTGAATGACTATGATGTCATCAATGAGCTATCTACTTATGTCGTAGACGGAACTTCATATAATGCAGAAGAAGGATATCATGACGATCTCGTGATGTGTCTAGTCTTGTTTGCATGGATGGTCAACCAGAATTACTTCAAAGATGTCTCTAATACTGACATAAGAAGAAGGATCGTAGAAGAAGTAGAAGATGATTTTACACCATTCGGGATCATCGATGATGGTCGAGAATCTGAGATAGGTGAGCGGATCCTCTCTGCTGATGAGTTTGAGCGATTTCTTCTAAATTGAGATTTTATAAATAAACGTACAAGATATGATTGTTTATATTATAAAAGGAGAAACAAATGGCATTTCAAATAAGTCCTGGTGTTAACGTATCAGAAATTGACTTAACAACTATCGTTCCTGCGGTATCTTCTACAGAAGGTGCGTTTGCAGGAGCTTTTCGTTGGGGTCCTATAGAAGAAAGAGTTCTTATCTCTTCTGAGGATGAATTAGTCAATCAGTACGGTAAACCAACAGCAAATAATTTCGAAACATTCTTTACTGCTGCTAACTTTCTAGCATACGGTAATCAGCTTTATATCTCAAGAGCGGCAGAAGATGCTTACAATGCACAGGCAGTTGACGTTTTTACCAATTCGGCAAATGCTGATTTTATTGCTGCAGCAACTTCAACTAACTTGCTCATTAAAAATATTATTGATTTTGAGTATCAATACGATTCTTTACCTACAGGCGCGAGCAATGCTACGATTTTTGCAGCAAAATATGCAGGTGTCTTAGGAAACTCATTAAAGATCTCAATATGCCCTTCAGCTGAAGCATTCGTATCAACAATTGATACATACCCAGGATCAAATGCAACAACCGCTGCTATTACAACAGGAAATACGAGTTTTGTATTATCTGTCGGAAATAGCACAGCTAATGTTGAGTTCTCGATGCCGGTTATACTTACTTCAAATTTCACTTCAGCTGTAACATCGTTCAATACAGCATTTTCGGCGAATAGCGATTTAGCAAATGTTGCTACTTTAGCTGCATATAATGCCTTCACAGGAAATTTAGCAATCATCGAAGCAACTGCGAATGCTGCAAGCATTGAAGTGACTAGCTCTTTAATCTCTAAAATAAAAGTGGGAGATATTTTAGAAGTAGGAAATACTACTGTAGGCACTCAATATATGAAAGTAGCATCACTAACATCTGCAGTTTTTAGTAAATTAACTAATGGGCTAGCCGCCAATAATACAGCCTATACAGCTTCTGCAAATCTTACCTTTACTGTAACATTTGATGATGTGTTCAAACAGAGAGATCAAGTCATCGTTAAAGGTAGCCCTGCTAGCGCAAATACACTATTTACAAAAAGATGGGAATATTTTAATTCAGTTGATAGTGCTCCTGGAAGATCAAATTACGTTTCTAATAGGACATCAAACACCTCTATTGCAGATGAACTTCACATTGTTGTTGCTGATGAAGATGGCGCTATTAGCGGCATTCCTGGTCAAATTTTAGAAGTTTGGCCAAATCTTTCTAGGGCAACTGATGCTAAAGGTGAGCAAGGCGGATCGATCTACTACAGAGACGTTCTAAATCAAAGCTCACAATATGTATGGTCGACTAAAGAATTTCTAGGTAGCAGCGTAACAAGAGAGAATTTTGCAGACTTAGATTCAAATTTTAGCATAGTAAGGTCAATTTCTTTTGCACGAGGTGATGATGGAAAAGATGAAAGCGGAATTGCAGTATCAAAATTAGCATTTGCTTATGATAAATTTAAGTCAGCTGAAGATATCGATATATCACTGGTTCTTGCTGGTAAAGCAAGAGGCGGATCCGGCGAAGTGCTTGCTAATTACATCATAGATAACATCTGTGAATCTAGAAGAGATTGCGTAGCTTTTATCTCTCCTGATCAGACAGATACTGTTAATGCTCCGACTCGTGAGCTTCAGAATGTGATTGATTACAGAAACCTCCTAAGATCAACATCATATGCTGTCCTTGATTCTGGTTACAAGTATCAATACGACAAGTATAACGATGTATATCGTTGGGTTCCTTTGAATGGCGATACTGCTGGTCTATGCGTAAGAACAGACAATACTCGTGATCCTTGGTTCTCACCAGCAGGATTTAACAGAGGTCAGATCAAGAATGTTGTTAAATTAGCATTCAATCCAGACAAAGCAGACCGTGACCAACTCTATAAGAACGGAATTAACCCAGTAGTTAACTTCCCAGGTCAAGGTGTTGTGTTGTATGGTGATAAGACTCTGCTTGCTAAACCATCAGCATTCGACAGAATCAATGTTCGTAGATTGTTCATTGTTCTTGAGAAGGCGATTGCTACTGCTTCTAAGTTCACATTGTTCGAGTTCAATGATGAATTTACAAGAGCTTCATTCCGTAACCTAGTCGAACCTTTCTTAAGAGATGTACAGGGTCGAAGAGGAATCTATGATTTCAGAGTTGTCTGTGATGACACAAACAATACTCCAGAGGTCATTGATCGTAATGAGTTCAGAGGTGATATCTACATTAAGCCTGCTCGTTCTATCAACTTCATCCAGCTAAACTTCGTGGCTGTACGCACTGGCGTAGAATTCGAAGAAATTGTTGGTAGATTTTAAGGGGGAGGGTTAGAACAATGGCTTTCAATATTAACGATATCAGAGCTCAGCTTACCTTCGGTGGCGCTAGGCCTTCTCTATTCCAAGTAATCATCAGCAATCCTATCAACCCAGTAGCTGATTTTAAGTTACCATTTCTGTGTAAGACAGCTCAGCTACCGAGTTCTGAATTGGGATTGATTGAAGTACCTTACTTTGGAAGAAAACTCAAGATGGCAGGTGATCGTGTGTTTGCTCCATGGACGGTAACTATCATCAATGATGAAGATTTTATAGTAAGAAATTCAATGGAAAATTGGAATAACTATATCAGCCTTTATCAGGCAAATAGAACTGCTCTTGGATCTGGCGCACCAGGTCTTTATAAGTCACAAGCAACAGTCACTCAGTTCGGCAAGGCTGGCGAGATCCTAAGAACATATCAGTTCAACGGGATCTTCCCACAAGTCATCGCTCCGATTGATCTTGCTTGGGCAGATACAGATGTGATCGAAGAATTCCAAGTACAATTCCAGTATGATACATTCCAGGTATTGAATGGTACTACTGGAAATGCTGGTGGTTCGTAAAAATTAAGGATTGAGAGCCGTTATAAATATAACATGTAGCGGCTCTCATTCTTAAGGAAAAACATTATTATGCAGTTATTTGGATTTAGTATCACCAGAAAAGATGAAGAACCAGTCGAATCTTTTGCCCCAGAGGTAAAAGATGATGGCGCGATGGTCGTTGCTGCAGGTGGCGCATATGGCACCTATATTGACCTTGACGGCACAGCAAGGACAGAGGCAGAGCTAGTCTCAAAATACAGAGAAATCTCCCTACAACCTGAACTAGAGATGGCGATTGACGATATCGTCAATGAAGCTATCGATACTGATGCTGATAACATCGTAGAGATCAATCTCGATAAAGTCAATTATTCGGATCCCGTAAAAGATAAGATCCGTGAAGAATTCACTAATATATTGACCCTCTTCAATTTTAATTTTGAATCTTATGAATTATTCAAGAGATGGTATGTCGATGGTAGGATGTACTATCATGTGATCATCGATGAAGAGAATCCTAGATCAGGTATCAAAGAACTCCGTTACGTCGATCCGAGAAAGATCCGTAAGATCCGTGAGATCAAGAGGAAATCAAAAGGCGGGATCACTGTCACGAATACTCAGAGAGAGTATTATGTATATAATGACAGGAGCTTCCTCCCTGCAGGCGGCAATGCAGGCCTTCCGATGGACACATCTGCGACAGGTGGTGTTAGGATAGCAATCGATGCAATCCTTCATGTCACGTCAGGCCTCATGGACAAGAACAATGCGCTAGTATATTCATATATCCAAAAAGCGATCAAACCTCTCAATCAATTAAGAACATTAGAAGATGCGACTGTCATCTATCGTATCTCCCGCGCTCCTGAGCGCCGTATATTCTATATCGATGTGGGCAATCTCCCTAAGGTCAAAGCAGAACAGTATCTCCGTGACATGATGATCAAGCACAAGAATCGTCTCGTGTATGATGCGTCTACGGGTGAGGTACGTGACGACCGCAAGTACATGACGATGCTTGAAGATTATTGGTTGCCGAGAAGAGAAGGCAACCGTGGCACAGAGATCACGACTCTCCCTGCAGGTCAGAACCTCGGTGAGCTTTCGGATGTAACTTACTTCCAACGTAAGCTATATCAAGCGTTGAATGTTCCTGTCTCAAGATTAGAACCATCTTCAGCGGGATTCAACCTGGGTCGCTCTGCAGAAATCTCTAGGGATGAAGTAAAATTCACGAAGTTTGTAGGAAGATTGCGTAAGCGCTTCTCACAACTGTTTGCTAAGGCATTAGAAAAACAATTGATCCTCAAAGGCATCGTATCAGAATCTGATTGGCCTGAGATCCAAAATGCTATATCGTTTGACTTCACAATCGATAATCACTTCGAAGAATTCAAAGAAGCAGAAGTTCTCCAGAATAGGATTCAGCTTTTACAACAAGCAGAACCATACATCGGCAGGTTCTTTTCTGATCTCTGGGTGAGAAAGAACATCCTCAAGCAAACAGATGATGATATCAAACAGATGATGGGGGAGATACAGGAAGAAGGTTCTGATG